TCGCATTCAGAACGCTCACCTCAAGTTGGGGTCAGCCCATACCTTTGGAGAAACGATGAACTATTTTGCAGAGAAAATCATAGGGCTAGTGCTTTGTACGGTCTTTGGCTTTACGGTCGCTGTAGGCGCTCCTGACGCGTCTGGTAGCCCGTCTGGGACTATCGCCTTAGCGCCATATTTGCTAGAGCCAAGCACCACGACGTCCAGCACATCGTCCACGATTTACATTGACCCATACAGCTCGGCTTGTGAGCAGTTTAGCGCGCTTGCGGTAAACCTTGGTTGGCCTGACGATCAGCGCACCGTGCTCGAATCAGTTATGTTCCGTGAATCACGTTGCATACCGAACGCGGTCAACAGCAAAGACCCCAACGGTGGGTCGCGCGGGTTAATGCAGATCAACGGATTCTGGACACCGTGGCTGACTGAACGCGGAATCATTACCCAGGCAGAAAACTTGTTACAGGCTGATGTTAATTTGCGCGCAGCGTTAGCGATTTACAATTACGGCGTAGAGCGTCACGGTTACGGCTGGGGGCCATGGAGTGCAACAAAATGAGTGAAGGCGTGGCATGGAATCAAGGCGAACTATCAGAAGAAACCCGACGAATGGTAATGGAGCAAATGATGACAACAAAACACGACATGGCAATCTTTAATTTGATCAACGAAATTGCAGACATCAGCACTAATCCGCACGCAAGCATCATTCAGCGTCTTAAAGGCATGAAGAACTCGTTGTCATTAGAAGAACCGATGCCATTGCACGATGTGACTACACTTGACTTGGCAATCAAAGCATTGCAAGCACATTCCTAACCGACAAGGAGATTCCGACAATGAAAACCTGCACAATTTGCAAAGGCTCAATCGCCTACCCAGACATTCAAGGCAAAACACATTTCGTATGTGACGGCCGTGTGCCGGCAAGAAAACCGTTTGCTGTTGGCATGGCATTATCGCAAGCAAGCGCAGACACCAAATGGACACCAGAAGAACAACGCAAAGTTGACGCTGCGATCGTGCACGTTGCGCGCACAAAAGGCTTCTTTACATCTGACGACATTTGGAAGCACCTGGGCGACCAATTTCCTGTCACCAAGGGCATCGCAGGACGACTAAACGCAGCTGCACGTCGTGGCATTATCCGCAACACCGGCGAACTGGCATACGCACAGCGCGGTGGCGCGCATGACCATGCACAACGTCTAAGCGTCTGGGCAGGCATTTAATGAACGCAGAAGAATTTGAAAACATCATTAAAGGTATGCGTCATCCAGCATTAAGTGCTGAACAATTTGAGCAAATACTTAAAGAAGAATTAGAAGGCTATGAATTGACTGATTTGGGCTGGGAATTAGTGACGGAAATATTGATAAAGCAAATACAGGAAGAAACTAATGGGATTTGACCTAAGCAACTACGAAACAGTCGAGCAACGGCTTGTGCGCTGGTGGGCTGCATATCCGAACGGGCGCGTGTACACGATGATGATGAACTACACAGGCGATGCTTGTGTGTTCTATTGCGAACTGTACGCCGACAAAGAAGACAAAGTGCCAGTCGCTACGGGCTACGCAGAAGAAATCAAAAGCGACCGCGGTGTCAACGCAACCTCATTTGTAGAGAATTGTGAGACGAGCGCTATTGGTCGCGCTATTGCCAATTGCCCATTACAGGCGCCTGCTAGTGGCCCTAGACCGTCACGCAATGAGATGCAAAAGGTTGAGCGCCTAACTACACCACCGCAACCGCAAGTGCACACACCCTCTGGTGCGTTTGCCACACCTAAGCAAATTGGCTACATCAAGAAACTTGCCAAGGATGGCGGTTATGACGATCTTCGACTGTTGGAGTTAATACAGCGCGAATTGAACAGCGATGAAGCCGTGTTAGAGCTGTTGAAATCACATGAAGCAAGCAGAATCATTGAGGTACTGAAATGACATTAGAAGAAATGATTAGCGCGTTGGAACGGTTACAGGCAATTTACCCGACGCTGTTGACCGAGCAGACACAAGCAAGAGACAAGATCAGGTACGCAATATCGCATTTGGCTGACAAGATTTGGACGGAAACGATCTAGTGAAGTTAGATGCAAAGATCAGCGAAGCCGACTTCAAAGACATGGTGATCAGCGTTGCCAAGCGTTACGGATGGCTAGTGCATCACGATCTGCCGGCACAAAACACTCGAGGACGCTGGATGACCAACGTGCAAGGCGATGTGGGATTCCCTGATCTGTTCATGGTGCACCCATTCCAAGGCGGTCGGCCGTTGGTAATTGAGTTAAAGGCAGAGAAGGGCAAATTGACGCCTGGACAAAAGATTTGGTTAAACGCTTGCGAGATGGCTGGATGTCATGCAGCAGTATGGAAGCCCAGCGACATGGAGTACATTCTCTACACTCTCAGCAATCCCAGAGCATAAACAATTGGCTAGTAGCACGACCTAAGCCATTCGCACGGCAGTTGGTGACACTTGGAAACAAGGGTAGATCGGCGCGCCCTGAATCATGCAAGACGAAATGAGCAAGGCAAAGCGCCGAGGCGAGTCGTAAACATAATCGACTAAATGCAAAGGGAACCAGGATGGGCAATCTGGTGGGTGGAGCATTCACACATCTCTTGACCTGCAGATGACATACAGTTAACAAACAAAGAAAGCACCGACATGAACCCGACAACAAACACAACTTACACAAACCGAGGACAAGGCGCGCAAGCGCCGCGTCAGCGCAAGCGAAGCGCGCGAGCATGACACGCAAACTAACCGAACACGACACAGCGATTTACAAACAAGCACGCGCCGAACTACTGCGCGACCAACCATTGTGTCATTGGTGCAAACGCAACACAGCAACAGAGTTAGATCACCTAGTCGAATCAGACAAAGGCGGAACAATAGAAGACGGATACGTCGCAGCATGTAAGCCATGCAACTCTGCGCGCGGAGCAACATACCGAAACAAAAAACTAGCCAACGCAAAACAAAATCGGGAAAAAGCAATAAACGATTTTTTATACAGCTCTCAACTGCCCCCGAGCCCCATCCATCATTTTGTCGCCACCAGCCAAGATCAGCCTGAACTGGCGCCAACTGGCCATGACCAGCCGCGCTTGGAAACGATGGTGCCTGACCATGCCGGCTCACTAGCTGGACTTGTGGGGGACATGGCAAAACAGGTACTCCAGATTGATTTGATGCCATGGCAAATGCACGCTCTTGAAGGAATGCTTGCGGTTGACGCCGATCAAAAGTTTGTGCATCGCTCGAGCCTTGTGTCGGTTGCGCGTCAGAACGGTAAGACCACAATTATCCAAGCGCTTATCCTCTTTTGGCTTGTGGAGATGCCAAAGATACGTGGCGGTAAACAGACCGTGGTATCTGGCGCGCACAGACTTGACCTTGCGTGCTTGCTCTTTGATGATCTGGCACCAATCCTTGAAGAGTATTACGGCGCCAAGATCGTCAAGTCTTACGGTCGTTATCAGGCCACGATGCCAGACGGCAGCAAGTGGTGGGTCAAAGCATTAAAGCCGAACCAAGGTCACGGTATGAGCATTGACTTGGTAATCGTGGACGAGTTGTTTGACGTCAACCCTGACTCGGTTGAGGGCGGTCTGTTGCCGGCACAGCGCGCACGAAAAAATCCTTTGGCGTGTTTCTTCAGCACAGCTGGCACCGAGGAATCGGTACTTTTCCAAAGGTGGCGAGAGGCGGGCATTCGAGCCATTGACAAGGGTGAGCCGTCCACGATGTACATGGCCGAGTGGTCGCCCGACCCGAGCCTTGACCCGCTGCATCCTGCGTCATGGAGTTGGGGTAATCCAGCACTCGGTCACACGTTGGACATGGAAACAATTAGGCAAGAGTCAACTAACCCTGATCGCGCGTCGTTCTTGCGCGCATCCCTCAACCTTTGGGTGTCAGTCGTGCGCGGTTGGATTGAGCCAGGGCGCTGGCCGTCCTTGGAATACACAGGGGACATCCCTAGCGGTGGCGTCGTGGCAATCGAGTCATCGCTGGACGATTCCCGATACAGCGCGACCAGATGCGTCAACCTATCGGACGGTCGGGTGCTCGTCACCGTTGCGTTCATCGCCGAGTCAATTACAGAGCTGTGGGACAACGTGCAAGAACTAGCCAAAGACCCGACAATCAGGTTTGCCTTGTCGCCGACCGTGGACGCAACCTGCCCACCGAACATCGAGCGCCGCCGAGTCGTGGTTGGTTATGCAGAACTTGGACGGTTCACACCGCTTGCCAAAAACATGATTGCCGAAGCACGACTGCTACACACGGGAGAAAAACTGTTAGCCGAACATGTCCAGCGCGCCGTTGCTGTTCGCACCGACAACACGATCGTGCTCTCAAGCAAGCGATCACCTGGGCCTATCGAATTGGCGCGAACAATGGTCTGGGGAATTGGCATGTGTGCCCGTCCAGTCAACAGCGGAAAGCCCATGCTTGTCGCGGTAAATAACTAAGATAAACGCGGCGACCGCGCACCTTGCCTTTTGTCGGAATCGGATAAGTCATGCGCGGTTGCCACTTATATGACAAAGTAGGAACATGGCGATTTTTAACAAAACCAAAAAAGCAGCAATAAGCCCAGCGCCAAGCAAGGCTGCAGCTGCAGGCGGTTTTGCTCCTGGCTATTC